CTATGTCAGCGGCACGAGCAGCGGCGGCGACAGGGCGAAATCCCCCGCCTGGCGAATTTCGATCCCCGTGCCCGGCGGCAGCGCCGCCACCGTTCCGCCATCCAGCACCAGCTGGGGCTCCACGCAGTCCCAGGGCCCGAATCCCGCCACGGGTGGCGACAGCGCCGCGCGGTAAAGCTCGCGGCTTTCGCCCAGCGGCTGGTCGACCCCGTCGCGCCAGCCGGTGTCGAGGCGGCTCCGGCGAATCCAGCTGACGCGAAGCCCGCCTTCTCCGTCCGCGCGCGCGTGGCCGTGCACCGGCGCGAGCGGACGCAGCGCCACAGCCGCGCCTGGCACCGAAATATCAGTAGTCTCCATGTCGTTCCGCGCCGCCCACTGCAGCATCGCGCCGCCGCCGGGCGCCCAGGCGGCGAGGTCGGCGGGCACCGTCAGCAGCGCCGGATCGTCGAGCAGCACAAACGGCGTGCCCGCCGCGTGCGCGGCGTCCACCGCCGCCCCGGCGCGGCCGCGCAGCAGCCGCGACAGCCGCCAGACCCCCGGCCCGGCTGCCTCGGCCGTCCCGAACTGCACGCACTCGCCGCCGATCATCGCGCGATTGGCGCCGCCGAACAGCATCGCGTCGTCGACCGATTCGAGCGTCATCGACGGATTGACCAGCGTCACGACCGCCACGTTCGCGCGGTCGACCAGTAGATCGCTCGCCGCCGCCAGCGGCGCGGCCAGCGCCCCCAAGGCCGCGGCCGGGCGTACGGTGCCGAGCGCCAGCGGCGCGGCCCCCGGCGCGGGCACGATCCAGCAGTCGGCGCCGCGCCAGCCGTCGTTGTCGCCCGCGCCGGCGACCAGCAGCCGCGGCGCATCGGCGACCGGGCTGCCGATCGTCGGCAGGTCGAACAGCCGCACCGTGCCGATCGCGTCGGGCCAGTCGGGCGCGCCGACCGGAACGCCCGGATCGGCGGGCAGCGCGATCGCGGTCGCCGGCTGATGCCGCCGCAGCTCGACCTCGACGCCGCCGTCCTTCACCGTCCGTCCGGCCAGCCGCCATATCCCGCCATCAGCGAGAATCACCCGGCCCCCGACTGGCAACGCCAGCGCCGCGAGATCGGCCTGCCATAGGCAGGTCTCGCGCTCGTCGGCCGCCGCCGCGGCGAGTTGCCGCGCCAGCGCCCGCGCCGCGTCCGCGGCCAGCACCGCGGGCAGGTCGATCCGCTCCTCGCGCACCCCGCCGCCCGCGACCGCGCTCGTCTGCTGCCCCAATTGATAGTCGCGTTCGGGCTCATAGTGGCGCAGCCGGATCGTCCCCGGCAACGATCCCAGCGACGCGCGGCGACGCTCGATCAGGTCGCGCGCCGATTCGCTGCGCCGCGCCTCGCCGAAATCGGCGAGCGCGATCGCCTCCCCGGCCTCGCCCGTCGGCGCCAGCCGCCACCCCTCGGGCGCGCTGACCAGCCGCGTCGCATCGGCGTCGAACAGCGGCGCCAGCGCGTCGCGCGCCCGGTCGCCCGACGCCGCATAGCCGCCAAAGGCCCAGCGCCCGGTGCAGCGCCCCGCCTCGCCGAGCAGCACCTCCCCGACCAGCCCCGCGTCGATCGCGCCGGCATCGGCCTCGACCTCGAAGGTCAGCGAGGGGATACGGTTGCCGAAGCTCGCGAGCTCCAGCTCCTCGAACACGACGTAGGACAGCCCGCGAAAGGCGCTCGCCGATTCGATTCCGACCGCGGAGGCGATCAGCGGATCGACCGCCTGGTCCTCGCTCCCCTCGTACCAGCGAAAGGTGCAGCGTTCCTTGAAGCTGCCGCTCGCCCCGCGCAGCAGATTGCCGTCGGCCCAGATGCGGCGGATCGCGCGCACCCGGCGCGCCGACAGCGCGACCGCCAGCGACACGGCATAGCTATATTCGGTAACCGACGGTCGCCCCTTGCCGCCGCCGCTCTTCGTCCGCCGCTCGATCAGGTCGGTCGCCCAGATCACGCTCCCCGCGACGCGCATCGTCCCGAACAGCTGCGGGATCTGCTGGCCATAGGTCGACGCCTGCACCTTCAGGTCGGCGAGCCGCGGTCCCTCGCGCCCCTTGGGCTTGAATATCTGCGCGTCGATCTGCTGCCCCACGGTCGCGCCGATCGCCGCCCCGACCGGCCCGCCAACGATCCCGCCGACCACCGTCAGTACCAAAGTCGCCATCATATGCTCCTGAAACCATTCCCCTCCCGCGGGCGGGAGGGGCAGCGAGACTTGGGCGCTTGCGCCCTAGTCGCAGCAGGGTGGGCAGCCAGCCAGCCGCCACAGCACCATCCCATCCATTCCAGCGATCGGCGTCTCGACAACCCGCCGCAGCCCCGCATGGGCATGGACCAAACTGTCCGTTCCCATCATCCCGAGATGAAACTGCCCCGCGGGCAGCACGATCAACGCCACATCCCCGATCCGGCGATCGGCGACCGCCCCGAATCCCGCCGCGACCATCGCCGCCTCGATCCGCCCCCGCTCCCATCCGCGCAGCGGATAGGCCGCCGGCCGCGTCAGTCGTCGCCCCGCCGCGGCATGGGCCGCCCACACGAGGCCCACGCAGTCGAGCCCGCTCGCCGGGTCGCACCCCTGCGGGCGGAACCGCGCGCCGATCATCCCCCGCGCCGCCGCAAAGGCGCGGCCCGCCAGCTCATCCACCGGGATATCGCGTCAGCAGGTCGTTGCCCGGCAGATGCGCCTCGCCCCGGAAATTCGCCGCATTGCCGAAGCGGGTGCGGCAGGTCGCAAGCTGCTTGTCGCACCCCTCGATCAGCCGCACCCGCGCCGGCAGGTCGAGCGCGAAGGGCGGCACCTCGGCCAGCGTCAGCACCGCCCCCGACTCGCCGACCACCGGGCTCGCGAGCCCGCACGCTGCTCCTTGGGTCCAGCGCAGTTCGCCGAACGCCATCGCCCCCGGGGGCGCCGCGGCGTCGAGCGTCACCGCGCGCCCCTCGACCGCGACGACGCGCCGGATATAGGTGCGCGGCGCCAGGTCGATCCGGCACGCCCGGTCGCCCAGTATCGCGCGGCAGCTCGGCGACGTCGCCGGGCACACCGGCCGGTCGAGGGCGCGAGTCACCCCCTGCAGTTCCGCGGTAAAGCTCGCCCCGCGCCGTTCGACCGCGCCGAGCGAGCCGCGCGCGACCGTCACCGGCGCCGTCTCGGGCGCGGTCCAGTCGGTCACGAACAATGTCAGTTCGGCGCCGTCCCAGCGTCCCGCGTCGAGGTCGCGCGCGCCGATCGCATCGCTCGCGATCGCCCCTTCCATATCCATCGTCTCGGCCTCGATGCCGTCGCGCGTCTCGAGTGCCGAGGGCTTCATCCCCGGCGCCGCGCGATAGCGGATGCCGTCCACCATCAGGTCGCGGTCGTGCGAGGTCAGCCCGACGACCACCCCGTCGCGCCGCGACAGCCGCCAGCACCAGGCGAGCGTCACCAGCTCCTCGCGCAACCAGCCGGGCGCCATCGCCGCGCTCACCACGGCGCCCGCACCTCGACCAGCGGCACGCTCGCGCATTCCCCCGCGAGGAAGGTCGCGCGGCTGACCTCAAGCCGGTCTTCGGCGAAGCGCACCGCCACGTCGAACAGGAAGCCCGCGCGCACCGCCGTGCCCATCGCCGGCGCCGCGTCGAGCAGCACCTCACCCTCTGCTGTCATTTCGAACCCCGCGGTCTCGACGCCGTCGACCGACACGCGCAGGCTCCCCTCGACCGGCAGCCGGATGCTGCGTTCCTGCACCGCGTCGCCGGCGCCATAGCGCTTCACAAGCGCGAACTGCCGCCGGCTCCCGTCGCCGAGCCCCAGCCACTGGTCGCTCGCCGCGGGCATCGCCCCGCCCTCGGCCGAACTATGGTCGAAGGGGTCGCGAAAGCGGAACGCGCGCGCCGCCCCGCGCCGCGCGCGGAAGAAATCGGCGAGCGTTCGCACATCGGCCTCGGACCGCACGCCCGGTCCCGCATCATAGCGCATCCGCGCCTCGGCCCATTCGCTCGCGCGCTGCTCGTGCCCCGAGGGCGAGCTCACGATCTGGGTCGAAAATTCGGTCACGACCAGCGCCTCGCGCCCGATCGCCAGCGGGAAATCCACCGCATCAAAGGCCCGCACGTCCCCCTCCTCCTCCTCGCCGTCGAATGTCACGAAGCCGTCGCGCGCGACCTGCGGCAGTGCCCAGACGAAGGTCCGCGCCACCCCCGCGCGCCGCGCCGCGCCGGCCGCATCGGCGATCGCGGCCCACTGCCCGCGATCCGCCGCATCGGGCACGAAGCCCGCGAAATAATGCTGATCCTGGGCCGGATAGCCGAGCCGGGCCGTCATCGCCGCGCGCGCTCCCGCGGTCTCGGCGCCGCGCCCGCCGGTCACCCAGTCATAATCCTCGAGCTGCAGCACGTCGAACGCCGGCGCCGCCCAGTCCGGCGGCACATTGGCGCGCCGCACCTCGACCGCCGTGGGGTCGAGCACGGTCGGCAGATAGACGAGCAAATGGCTCGTCAGCCCAACCGCGCCCGCTTCCTCGCGCGCCGCCGCGACCAGCGCCGCGGTCGACGCCGCGAGAATCTCCCCCAGCGCGTCGAGCATCGCCAGCTGCGCGGTATCGAGCGGCGCGCGCACATCGGCGATTCCCACGCTCGCCGCACCCAGTATCGCACTCGCCGCCGCGTCATAGGCATAGATCCGCCCGCCAGCGCCGATCCACCACCAGGGTTCGCCGACCTGGAATTGGAGGTCGAGCCCCGCCGCCGCCGCGATCCCCACGAAAGCCCGCGCGACGCGCTGCAGCCAATCCATCGCCTCGGCATTGGCGGGCGACAGCAAGGTCGACGGCGGCACCCACCCGGTCAGCGCCTGCGCGCCCTCGGCGTCGCGCTGCTTCCAGCCTTCGGGGCACCAGGCGTCGAACAGCTCGTAGGACAGCGACCAGATCAGCCCGAGCCCTGCCGCCGCGCATTCGCCCGCCAGCGCCGCGTGCCAAGCCGCCGCCGCCGCGTTGATCGCCGGCCCCGCCGTATCGACCGCGAACCCGTCCACCGCCGCCGCGAGCCGCATATAATGGCTCATCCCGACATAATGGACGATGTCGCCGCAATAGCCGAGCGCGCCGATCTGCCGCACCACGCGCGCCGGGGTCAGATGATAGCTGTCGTCATAGCCGCTCGCGATCCCCAGCCCATGCTCGGGCAGCATCGCGTCGCCGATCGCCAGCACGGACCCCGACCCGGTGCAGGCGATCTCGCTCATCTCCGCCCAGCCCTCGGCCGGCGCCGCAAGCGTGCCGTCGCTGCCGTCGTAATCGGGCGCCACCAGCGACACGAACATCCGGTCGACATCGCCCGCCCACACCCGATCGGCCTCGCCCGGCAGCAGGAAGCCGCCGTCGAGCGCATCGAAATCGAGGTGGACGACCGCATCCTCGGCCGCCCCCACCGCATAGTTCCACAGCTGCACATACCAGGCGCGCGGCGCCCCGCCCGCGTCGCGCCCCTCGATCGTCAAGGTCGCCCCGTGCAGCGCATCGAGCGGCTTCACCCCGCCCGACCGCCAACGAAAGCGAAGCTGCGTATGCCGGAAATCGCGGCGGGTTTCATAGGCGAGCAACGGATGATCCCAGCGATCTTCCGCTTCCCAGATCAGCCCCGCCAGATCCTGCTTCTGATAAAAGACTGCCTCGACCCGCAGCGCCTGCGGACCCGTCGTCACCGCGCTCGCCATCATCGGCCGCGCGAAATCGACGGTCCAGAAGCGCGGGTCGAACCGCTTGATCCAGCCCTTCTGATGATGCGGCTCGGCCGCGACCAGCGCCCAGCCCATCACCGACACCCTCCCCTCCCGCAAGCGGGAGGGGCAGCGAGCCCCGGACTTGATCCGGGGCGCAGCGGGGTGGGCAAAGACGGCAGTGCCATTGGCCCCTCAGTCATCAGTAGCCTGTCCATCAATCCTCTCCCGCCGCCACCGCGCGGCGCACCGCGCGCGCGAGCTGCCGCCCGGTCTGCGCGAGCCGCTGCGGCTCGCTCGCGCCGCCGCCCTGCACGTTCACCGTGATCGCGATGTTGCGCACCGCCGCGCCGCGCGCCGCCTCGATCCGCCCGCTCGCGGTCGGCACGAACAGCTCGGGCCCGCGCTCGCCGACGCGATAGGCGCGCCCCGCGCTCACTGGCCCGCCCGTCGCGCGGCCCGGCGCCCCGAACAGCGCGAGCGCCAGGCTCTGCCCGAGCGACACGAGTCCGCCGCCGCCCGAACCGCTCCCGCCGCCGAGCAGCGCGCCGATGCCGCCCGTCACCGCGGCGCGCGCGATGTCGTTCATCACGTTCATCGCCAGCCGCTTCATATCCTCGAACCCCAGCTTGCCGGTGCGGATCGCCCGGCCCAGCGCGCGTTCGATCCCTCGCCCCGCGGCGTCGGCGGCCGACACCAGCGGCCCGGCCAGCTCCTCGCGCAGCGCCGCGATATCGCGGCGAAAAGCGCCGGTGTCGGCGCGCACCGCCACCACCATCTCGTCGATCTCATCCATCGGGAAATTGCTCCATCATCGCCGCGAGGCGCCCGCGATCCATGCCTTCCACACCGGCATCGGGCAGCCATGCCGCCAGCACCGCCGCGGCGTCGGCCGGCGTCGCCTCCCAGAATTCGCCGGGCCGCCACCCCGCGACCTGCGCCATCAGGCCCAGCAATCGCAGGGCCGACGCACCGAAGGACCCCACCCCTATCGTCCCTGCAAGATCTGCCCCAGCAGCACCCGCAGCGCCGGCGTCGCCGCCGCCAGCCCGCCGGCCACCACCGCCTCGCCAAGCGCCTCGCGCGTCAGCTCTTCGGGCCGCTCGCGCACGCAATGCCAGAACAGCGCCGCCATCTCGCCGAGCGCCAGCCCGCCGCCCGCGGCGCGCTCGACCAGCGCGAACAGCGGCCCCAATTCCTCCTCCGCCGCGACCAGCGCCGTAAAGCTCGGCCGCAGCACCAGCACCCGTTCGCCGATCCGCAGTTCGGCCTCGCCGCGCAGCGGGTTCGCCGCCATGCCCGTCGCCGCGCTCACAGGCTCACCACCGGGCCGCTCGATTCTAGGCTCAGCGTATATTGGCGCTCGCCGTTGTAATCGCCGGCATAGTCGAGCCGCGTCACCAGGAAGCGCCCCTGCATCCGCTCGCCGCTCTCGAAGCTCAGCTCATAATCGTCGATCGTTCCGGCCAGCGCGTGGCCGCGCAGCCGCACCTCGGCATCCGATCCGGTAAAGATCCCCGCCGCGCTCACCGATACCGACCTTACCCCCGCGCCCGACAGCAGCTCACGCCAGCCGCCCGAATCCTTGGTCGTGACGTTGACCGCCTCGCCGTTCACCGACATCTGCGTCGTGCGCAGCCCGGCGACGGTCTGGTACGCGGGCGGCGCCGCCCCGTCGCCGACCCGGAGCAGAAAAGCGCTCCCATTTTCGATTGCCATCGTCTATTCTCCTCGACATGAAATCACTGCACAAACGGGGAGTCGCAGGATGTTGATCGCTACCCTTCTCCTGGCCTTCGCGGCGCCTTCGCCGGCGGCCGACGTCGGCACGACGCGCGCCGCCTTCACCAAGTGCCTGCGCACCGATCTCAAGAAATCGCTCGACGCCAAGAAGCCGCCCGCGGACTATGAGGCCGCGATCGACACCGTCTGCCAGACCGAGCGTGATGCTTTTCGCAAGGCGGTGATCGCGCTCGACCGCGCGAGCGGCGATTCGGAAGCCGACGCGACCGAAGACGCCAACATGCAGATCAGCGACTATCACGACAATTTCGTCGGGCAGTTCAAGGACTACTCCGAATCCAACACCATGCCGGCCGATTGATCCCCCCTCCCTCCCGCTTGCGGGAGGGGCCAGGAACTCACGCCGCGCTCAGGCACCGGCAGCGCACGACCAGTTCGTGGCGCCAGCCGCTGTCGCGCTGAAAGGCGAAGCGGGTGCGCAGCACGCGCACACCGACGATCTGCCAGTCCTCCGCCGCTCCGCGCAGCGCCGCCAGCGCCGCTTCGATGCGCGCCGCCGCGCGGCCGTCGGCGTCGCCCGTCCCGATCAGCGCCAGCGTCAGCCGCACCTCGCGCCCCGGCCGGTCCTTGGTGCCCCAGTCGCGCCCTTCCGCCGCGCCGAGCGACACATAGGGCGCCGTGACGCGCGGCGGAACGCCGTCGAACACGCCGTGCACCAGCCCCGCCAGCGCGGCATCGGCCGCGAGCAACGCCAGCGCCCGCGCCCGCACCGCCTGCTCGACGCCGCCCGTCATGCCCCGCTTCCCAGCCCGATCCGCCGCCACGGGTGCCACAGCGCCGCGATGACCGCCGGCGGTGCCAGCCCGTCGTCGTCCCGCGCGTCGTGCATATGCTGCGTCATGCGGATGATGCCTTGCCGGATCGCCTCGGGAATGGCGTTGGCGTCCGCCGCCATTCCGGCGCGATAGGCGATACGCGCCTGTGTCGCGGCGCCGGGCCGCTCGATCGCCAGCCGCCCCGTGCCTTCGCGCCCGACCGCCAGCCGCCAGCCGGCCGGCTCGAGCAGGCTCGCGCCGCCATCGGCGGCGAGCAGCGTCACCGCCTCGACCGCCACGACCGGACGCACCGTCAGCCGGATCGCGCCGCCGCCCAGCGGCACGACCTCGTCGGCCGTCGCACCCAGCCGCAGCCAGCCGCGCGCTTCGTTGAGGCTCACCGGAACCGCGGCCGGCACCGCACCCGCGGCGCTCATCGCTCTTCGACCCGGACGGTCATCGACCGCTCGTCGACCTGCCCGTCGCTCATCGTCACCCGGTTGGTCACGCGATAGACGCGGCCGGCGGCCCCGCCCGCCAGCGTCGCGGTCGTCCGCGCCAGGTCGTGCGCCGCAGCGGCGACCGCGACGCCGTCCGCCTCGGCGGGCGCCACGATCCATTCGCTCGCGACCACCGCCTGCCCGCCGGGATAGGCCCCGCTCCAGTCGAATTCATAGTCGATCCGGCTGCCCGGATCCTTCACCACCAACGTCATGCCCCACCTCCTCAAGGTTTGCGCACCATCATGCGGCGCAGCTCACGCCCGCGCCGGAAGGTCCGCTCGTGGGCCGGCGCCGCCGACGGGTCGGGCCCGCCCCATTCGGTCGCGAGATCACGCCGCCCGCCGTCGCCGATCGCCCGCGATCCGATCGCCCCGCCCGCCGTCATGCCGTCGCCTCCAGCGCTGCGATCCGCGCCTCCAGCCCGGCGATCAGGAACAGCGCGAGCTGGCCCTCGCGGACGCCGAAGCGCGTCTGCGCGCCCTCCGCATCCTGCCATTCGTCGCGGCACAGAAAGGCGTAGCGCGCACCGTCGGCGTCGCCTTCGCCCCCGATCGGATCGACCAGCCCCTCCTCGGCCATGATCGCCCACACCGCCTGCGCGCGGACGCCGAAATGTAGCCGCGCCGCGCCCGCGCCCTTTTCGGCGATGGCGCCCAGCCATTGATAGAAACCCAATTCCGCCGCGATCCGCCGCGCGGCGCGCAGCTCGGCCGCATCCGGCGCCCCGCGCCACGCCTTGTCGCGCGCGTCGGATGTGTTGATCGCCCCCGTCGCCGCGTAGATCGTCCGCACGCGCATCGACGCCGCGCCCAGGTCATAACCATTGTCGCTTCCCGGCTGCAGCGTCCCCGCAGCGGTGATCCGCCAGCGTTCGACCGCGCCCGCGCTGCCGGTCAGGAAGCGGATCGACGCCATCGTCGAGCTGCGCGGCGCGAGCAGCAGGTCGCCCGCGATACCGACTCCCGAATTGCCGATCCCGACGAAACCGCGGGCCTGCGCCGGCGGCAGGCTGTCCATCAGCCCATAGAGTTCGAGCCCCAGATTCTGCGCCCCCGCCGCCGCGCCGATTCCCAGCCCGGGCATCGAGGCGGCGGCGACCAGCTCGACCCGGGCATAGGGTGTCGTGGTACCGAACCCCAGGCCCGTCGCGGTCATCCGCGCCCGCTCCATTCCGCCCAGCGCGAAGCCGATCGCGTCGGCGCCCGCGTTGAACAGCCCCGTGTTGGCGTCGCCCGCGAAACTCAGCGCCGGCGCCGCCGCGCTTCCGGCCGGACACGCCAGCGGCGCGCCCACCGTCACCGCTCCGCTCGCGCCCTGATAGGCGAAGGACGCGATCGGAATATTCACCCAACCCTCTCCGCGCCGCACCGTGATCAGGTCGTCCGCCGCGCCGGTCGCGGTGCCGGGGTGCAGGGTCGACAGCGGCTGCTTGCCGCCCAGCGCCGCTTCCACCGCCGCCGCGCTCGCGTCGCGCGCCGCGAACCAGTCCGCGCCGACGGTCAGCGCCAGCGTCTTCAGCCCCGGCGTGAAATCGACCGCCGCGCCGCCGTTCGACGATGCCGCGACGCTGTCGCGCGCCAGCCGCCCGGCGCCATCGATCCGGCCGGTCCCGGCCTCCCATTCGCCCGCGAAGGCGATCCCCGCGATCGCATAGTGGAACGGCGTGTCGGCGGGCACCGCATCGGCAAAGCCGCGATGCCCCGGCAGCGCCCCGGCGGGCGTCAGCGCCCCCGCGCCGCCTTCGTGGCAATGCTCGCGCACCAGGTCGGCAAAAAACAGGCTCGGCATGGCAGGGCCATCCTTTCCGCAAAAATCATCTTTTCGAGAGAATCGGCGGGTCGAGATTTTNGCCGGGGCGAGGCGAAAAGTGCGGACTTTCGAGAACCGGAGCGCAGCGTACGTCTGTACGTGAGCACCGGAAGCTCGAAAGGCCGTGCTTTGCAGCCCGCTCCGGTCGAAATATCGGCCCGCCGATAGGCGCCCGGCCCGGCCCCGAAAGGGAAAGCGAGCTCGGACCGGGCGCCGCATCGCGCACCAGCCGCTTTAGCTGGCGGCGAATTTCATCAGCTTGATCGCCTGCGAATCGATGATCGCGCCGCCCACCCGCTTGGTTGCATAGAAATGCACGAAGGGCTTGTTGCTGAACGGGTCGCGCAGGATGCGCGTCTCGCCGCGGTCGGCGACCAGATAGCCGGCGCGGAAATTGCCGAAGGCGATCGACAGGCTGTCGGCCGCGATGTCCGGCATGTCCTCGGCCTCGACCACCGGATAGCCGAGCAGGGTCGCCGCCTGCCCCTCGACCAGCCCCGGCTGCCACAGAAAGGCGCCGTCGCTCGTCTTGAACTTGCGGATGCGCGCCAGCGTATCCGAATTCATCACCCAGCAGGCGCCCTGGCGATAGGGCGCGCGCAAGGCATGCACCAGCTCGACCAGCCCGTCCTGCGGGCTCGCCGCGGCGAAGCCGCCCGCGGCGCCGCTCGCGACATATTGCAGCGTCCCGAAATCGCGGATCGCGTCGCTCTCGTCGGTCGCGTCATGATCGAGGAAGCCGCGCGGCCGGTTCGTCCCGTTGCCGCTCACGAAGGCCGCGCCCTCGGCCACCGCGAACTCGCGCGCGATCTCGGTCGCCAGCCAGTCCTCGACGTCGAACATCGCGTCGTCGAGCATCGCCTGGCTCGCCGCCGGATTGGCGTAGAGCTCGCCTCCGGGCGGCGCGATCTCGGCGAGGGCGCGCGCCGCGGTCTCGGGCCGCGCCGCGGTCTCGCCGACCCAGCCCGCGCCCATCGATCCGGTCGCGACCAGCTTGCGATAGCCGCTCGTCCCCGTCTGCACGACGCTCGCGATCGCGCGGATCGGCGACAGCGATTTCAGCGTCGCCGCGATCGCGCCGTCGATCTCGCGCGGCACCGCATAGCCGCCCTCGCCGCCCGACGCGCCCGACAGGCTCTTCATCTCGACCCCGGCATCGATCCCGCGCCGCAGATAGCGCTCGACGAAGGCGTCGCGTGCCGGATCGGCCGCCTTCGCTCCGTCGAGCGGCAACCGCGACGCCGCGACCGCCTGCGCGTCGACCTGGGCCTTCAGCGCCGCGACCGAGGCTTTCAGCTCATCGACCGCCTCGGCCGCCAGCACCGCGTCGAACGCCCCCTCGAGCGCGTCCGCCTTCATTTCCATATCGTCCATGCTTGTCACTCCTTCCAAAAAGATCCTCCCTGTGGCGTAGCCATGGGGAGGGGGACCGCCGCGAAGCGGTGGTGGAGGGGCGGCGACGTCGCGCCATAGCCCCTCCGTCAGCCCTGCGGGCTGCCACCTCCCCACGCCTTCGGCGCAGGGAGGATCGGTCCGCTTTCCACCGCAATCACCCGCGCCGCCGGCTGCATCGGCTGCGCGACCAGGCTCACCTCGGCGAGGTCGAGCGCCAGCAGCTCGCGCGGCCGGATGCCGCGCGCCGCGCGCACCCGGTATCCGAACGACAATCCCGTCAGTGCCCCGCGCGCGACGAGCCCCGCCGCGGTCGGATGCGTCACCCGCGCCACGACGCGCAGCCCGCGCGCATCCTCCGCCAAAGCCTCGATCACCCCCACGACCGCGCCGGGCCGATGCTGCCACAACAGCGGCACCCCGCGCCCTTCGCGCAGGCTCGCCGCGAACGCCCCATGCCGCACGACATCCCCGCCCCGGTCCAACCGGTCGAACACCGCCGCATAGCCCGCGAACCGCATCTCCCCCTCCCGCAGGCGGGAGGGGGCCGGGGGGTGGGCAAGCGGCCTCGCCCGACCCTTCACTTCAACAACCCCGGCAGCCCCAGCTTCACCGCCAGTCCGACCACCAGCAGCGCGAGCATCCCGCGCACCGCCCAGTCGACCGCCGCCTTCCACGCGCTTTTCTTCGCATCGCGCCACGCACCCAGAAGCTGCCGCAAATCCCCGATGTCGCCGCGCGCCGCCTCGTCGGCGAGCCCCAGCCGCGCCAGCGCCCGCCGCGCGCCCAGCTCGCTCGCCTCCTCGACCACCGCGCGCAGCAATGCCGCGTCGGGCGCCCCGGACGCTCCGGCCGCACTCGTTCCCGCCAGCGCGACCAACCGCGCCAGCGCCTCTTCCTCGTCCATGTTCCGTTCCTTTCGCGCGGGCTATTCCACCCCCAGCAGCGCCTTCTTCTCGTCGGCCGTCAGCCAGTCCGCCGCCGACACCTCGCGCCACAGCGCCATCCGGTCCTCGGCGAGCGCCGGCACCCGGTCGAGATCGACCCGCAGCTCGGCGCCCGCGAACCATCCCGACAGCCCCTGCGCCAGCGCGCCCAGAATCTTCGCGCACAGCGGCAGCACGGTCAGCCGCCACAGCGCGCGATTGGCCTCGCGATAATTGGCGTAGGTCGCATCCCCCGGCAGCCCGAGCAGCATCGGTGGCACCCCGAACGCCATGGCAATCTCGCGCGCCGCGCTATGCTTGAGCTCGAGGAAATCCATGTCGGCGGGCGACAGCGACAGCGACTGCCACGTCAATCCGCCCTCGAGCAGCAGCGGCCGCCCCGCGTTCGCTCCCCCTGAGAAACTTTCGCTCAGCTCCTCGCGCAGCCGGTCGACCTGCTCGGCCGACAGCGGCATCCCCTTGTCGCCCGGATCGTGGACGAGCGCCCCCGACGGCCGCGCGCCATTGTCGAGCAGCGCCCGGTTCCACGCCGCCGCCGCATTATGCGCCGCGATCGCGCCCGCCGCGGCGCCGAGGCATCCCGCGCCATAATGGTCGTCGAGCGGGTGCAGCGCCTTCACCTGCACTACCGCGGGCCGACCCGCGCCATCCTCGGCGGGCAGCACCGCCGCCGATCCGCCGGCCTTATAGCGATAGGCGACCGGCCAGCCGCGCGCGTCGGCCTCGACCGTCACCCGCTCGGGCCGCAGCGCGAACAGCTCCGCCGGCGCTCCCGCCCCGTCGGTCAATATCTGCACATAGCCGTTGCCGTGAAGCAGCAGCTGCGACGCCAATGTCTCGACCAGCCCCTGCCCGCCCGATGGCGCCGACACCAGCGCCAGCAGCGCCGGGTCGCTCGCCGCCACCGGTGCGCTACCCGCCGCCTCGGCGACCAGCCGAACGCTGCGCTGGACGATCGCATTGCCCAGATACCCCTCGCGCACCTGCGCCTCCCACGACAGCGGCGCGGGCGCGCTCCAGCTTCCGTACACGCGCGACAAGGCGGGCCGCGCAGGCACCTGCGCGGCCTTGCGGCCAAACCAGTTCATGATGTTCTCCTGTCTTTACGCTGGCGCCCTCGCGCATCCACCATCCGTCACCCCGGGCTTGACCCGGGGCCCGCCTGTCTTCGAGGAAAAGGCGGATCCCGGATCAAGTCCGGGACGACGAAGGATCGGCCTAAACCCGCCGCACCCCCGGCTCTCTCCCCGTCCGCAGCCCCTCCAGCAACACCGCCAACGCCCACACGCACGCGTCGCCGCGATCGGGCGAGCGCCCCGGCCCGGCGTAGCCGCCGCCCACCTGGAACCCGCAAAGCTGATCCTCCAGCTCGGCGAACGCGCCCGCGTGCACCACCTGCCCGCGCTCATAAGCTAGCGCGACCGGCTCCGCCCGCCGCGCCTTGCCGACGCTCGCATGCACCGGCACCACCGGCAGGGCGAGATCGGCCTGGCGCAGCGTGCCCTCGACCATCTCGCCGCCCATATTGCTCTCGGCGACCACCCGGTCGGCGCCCCAGCGCGCCGCCGCCGCGGCAACCGCCTGCGCCCAGATATGCGGCGGCGGATTCTCGACGCTGGCATCCTCGACCACCGCGAGCCGCCCGTCGCGCAGCAGCGCCGCGACGACGATCCCGCACGCATCGCCCGTGCTCGTCGCGGGCGGATCGACGCCGATCACCACGCGCACCGGCTTGCCGACGCTCGCCGCATCGACCCGGCACCGCTCGACCAGCCCCCGCGTCCACAGCGCGCCCTCGACATCCTCGAGCAATTCGCCCTCGAGCTCCTGCCGCCCCAACCGCGTGCCGCCATGGATGCGCTTCATCGCCGCCAGCCACGACCCCGACAGATTATGGCGGTTGGCTTCGGTTCCGCCGCCTGTCGCCTTCACTCCATCTTCCGTCATCAGCCGCCGCACCAGCGGCACGCCGCGCGGGGTCGTCGTAGCGATGGTCCGCGGCGCGTCGCCGATCCGCATCGTCAGCATCAGATTGTCCCACGCCGCCTCGCCCGCCGGCCATTTGGCGATCTCGTCGCACCACGCCGCGCCATGCTCCGGCCCGCGGAGGCTCTCGGGCTCGGCGGCCGAATAGAGCGTCGCGACCGCGCCATTGGGCCAGGTCAGCCGCCGCAGGCTGCTTTCATAATCGGGCCGCATCGCCGCCGGCGCGATCGCCAGCAACCCGCTTTCGCCCTCGACCATCACCTGCCGTGCCTCGTGCAGCGTCGCTGCGACCAGCGCGATTCGCGCGCCCGGCGTCGTCTCGGCAAAGGCGCGCACCCACTCTGCCCCTGTCCGCGTCTTGCCGAACCCGCGCCCCGCGAGGAGCAGCCACACGCGCCAGTCTCCCGCCGGCGGACATTGGTCGTCACGCCGCCACCAGTTCCAGTCGGTCAACAGCGCTTCGGCCTTCGCCCTCCGCAGCCGTTTGAACCAGACCTCGAAATCCTTGGACCTCCCCTCGGCCCAATCGATCGCACGCTTCAAGGCGCGTTATCCTCGGCGGACGATCCCGCCTCTGCCCGCACCCGCGTCTGCATCGCCCTGATCTTGGCGCCTAGCCGTGCTTTCGCATCGGCGGCACCCGCGCCGGGCGCCACCGGCACCGTCCCGCGCACCGCGGCGCGATGCGCGGCGAGCAGCGACAGGCCGAGCCGGTATTTCTGCGCCCGCGACTTCAGCGTCGCCTCCTTCACATTGCCGCTCGGCGCGATCAACGCCTCGGACAGAAGCTCAGCCTCGAGCCGCGCAAAGCCCTCGCACAGCGCCTCGTGCCACCGCGCGGCAAAGGCCGGATTGCGCCGCCGCTCGCGGTACATGGCATTGGCCGCGATCCCTGCCGCGCGCGCCGCAGCCGACACATTCGAGGTTTCGGCCAGTACGTCGAGGAAGCTGTCCATCTGCCCACTGCCGGGCCGCGCGTGCCCTGCACCTTCGCCTTTCGCCGCTCGCCCCAT